TTATAAACCATAAACTGTTTTTATCTGCTCATGCGCCCGTTCTAATTTATCCACTGCCAATGCTATTCGCTTGCGGGTAACACCCGTTTCAAGTTCTGCCCATTCATACGTATAACCATTAACTATCCGCAATCTTACTGCCTGCCGTGTGGCTTGGGGTAAATCACGTAAAGAGTAAATGCTCATAAGCACTTCGAGTTGCGCTGGTTTTATCACTTGTCTCACGTTGTAAATCCTGAGTAGTCTAGACTACACATAATATTATTAGTAGATAATTTAACTGTCAAAAGTTTTTTAATGCGGTTCGCATAAATAACCAGATTTTGTTGGTGAAGCGGTGGCAAAACAATGTTATCAACTGATCACTAACACCAAGCACTAATCTTTTGGCCCTCCGCGTGAGGGCTTTTACTTTTCAGTTTTTAATTCCCTCAAATCCCCCCGCAACCCGCGCCAATACTGGCTTTGCTCCATTACTGAAAAAACAACCGTGATCATTAGTTTGTCAAAAAACGCCACGAAAAACACACACTTTTCAATATTATCAATAACTTAACAATCCACTAAGATCATTAAACGTGATCATTAAACTGTAAAAAGGTGAAATTAAGATCATTCATTGAGATTTTATTTATCGCTCTGAATGGCATTTTAAGCGCATCATTCAAGCTGCCAAGCCCCGCTATTACTGGGGCTTGCGCGTTAATTCGTTGCAGTCCCACGCGGCCAGAATTGCGAAAAATAAAACTGTAAAATTTTTTAGATCGAAAAGCCCGCGGGAGGGGAGGAGTAGTGCGGTTTCCGTGGGGTTTACGTCACCGTGATAGATTCCGTGAGCGGCTGTGCGCTTCGTGGTTGGGTTGATGATTGTTGTTCCATACCTTATCGACAGGCATAAAAAAACGCCCGCATGTGGGCGTTGGGGTGGATATTATTAGCGCGGTTTATTTAGTGATGAGATCCAAGCGTTGTTTTAATTTAGTTGATGCTTTGCCATGGCCTGTGATGCCGTCACTTTGATTAGGTTGGGTTGTAGGTGCTCCAGTCTCTGGGCTGTTATGGGTATGGCTTGCTAAGGTACTTGATAACTCAGTGACCACTTGCATTAGATCACTGAGTAAACTCAACACATTTTCTTTTTCAGAACCTACCCATGTCTTAGGGCTTTGATAGCTTTGTGATTTAGTAGCTAACACATTGCGCACTTTACACTTCAGCGAGGCTAGCACGTCGGTTTCATCAACAAAGTTACCGTCTTTGTCTACTAACTGGTAAACCCCTTTGCGTTTCTGGTAACGGCTTTCCCCTGCTTTTATTCCTGGTAGTTTAAATCCAAGCGGGAGTGCACAACGAATAAAGGGTTTATCCGGTTGTCCAAAAATAAAACCTATCTCTACAATGGCACCAATTGCAGGCGGTTCTAACCTTCCAGCATGATCACCTAACCCCGGCACTGGTAATGGCACTGCTAATAACTGGGCTTTGTCTTTATATTCCACGCCCTTTTCATCGAGCAGGACAATATCAACCGCATAATGGGGATAAAAGCGATCAGATAAATCGCCCTCGCTTGGTAGCTCGGGTAACGCCACGACTTTACCCCAACGCGGCAAATGCCATTGACCTGTTAGCTCGGGAAATAAGCGCATGATAATCCGCTTTATTGTATTTTCCATGTTAGCTTTGCCTCCGTATCTGAAAACTCTACAGCTGATAACCGCAGGCCATTAACGACAACACCGGGCTTTAATTTGGGTATGGCTGGCACTTGCACTGATTTGGTGGCGGTTTGGCCCGTCATTAATTGATCCGGTATGGTGATGGGTTTATTTGACCAATAGGAATCTACCCAACTACCCACGTAAATTTGGCCGTTGCCTTGTTGCTGCCAGAATAGATCATCAATGCTAAATGCTTGGGCTAATTCATCCATGATGCGATAGCCGTTACCGTCTGAATAAAAACACGGTATAGCTGTTTTACTGTAGGCACGTTCCGGCACCACAAATTGCAATCCGGTTTTATCAGTGACTTCACCAAGCAGCTGCATTAGTGTTGGGTGGCGCATCATTACATTTAATGGCTTGAACAAGATGGCGGATAATTCACGGCAAAAGATAACGGACCAACCATTATCAGCTGGCTGCACCCGTTCGATATAACCTAAGAAAACACGGCTAATGGCATCGCCCCAACCTAAATCAACAGCAACGATGGTGTTAACGTTGGGGCTACCTTCAACGGTAATGATGCATCGTCCGGGGGTGTTTTCATTAAAGACGATACGATGACTTTTTGTTTTAACTTTTGCCGCACCTAAATAGGCGCGGCAAAGGAATTTACTATTAATGTCTTTATTCATGCGAGTTGGTTATCAATCCGTTTTAATACGCCCATGAATCCGGTTAGTTCGACGGCAGTATCTGGCGGCACATCATCATTTTGTGTGGTGCTGGTTACTGGCGTGGTTTCCCCTTGCACTTTTTGTTGTGCGGCAGGTTTATCCGGTTGGCGTTGTTCCTTACGTTCCGGCACTGATAAATGCTCTATTAATTCAAAGGCCACTTGCCATTGTCTTAAATTGGCTTGTTCATCAGCACGAATCGTTCCTTGGAATTTCACTTGGCGAATCTTTAGGGTTTCCGCTGTGCGGTTGCTTATGCGGAAAACATGGCGGGCACTGTTATCTTGGGTATCTGCCATGCTGAATATATTCGTTAATAATGTTGCTTGGTTAAATGGGATGATGCCAGCAATTGCTAGCACCTTGCCTTTGGTACCTGTTTCCGCTTGGTCGGTCGCTGACGATTGGCCGGACATATCCTTTCCGGCCAATTGTTGACGGACACTAATGCGCAGGTTTTTTAGTGGTAGTTGTGTTCCGTCTAGGGTTAGCATGATTAATCTCTGTATAAAGAAGAACTATATTTTTCAACATGAATATCGAAATCAACATTTACATTAATTGAATTAACGCTAACATTTGCAATTGTATAGCGTACATTGTTTTTTTCAGACACATAACATTGACATATTATTTCACCAGTTGTATTCGCTACCATTTTTATTTGATCACCAACAGTTACCCCTTCAACTAATAAATATCCTGACAATGATTTCCCTGATAATAAATCAATCAATATTGTTTCCCTTATAACTTTAGGAAACCCATTAGCATAACCAATTAATTCTAACTTCCCTGCACCTTCAACAATTCCCTCACTACCTGAAATAATACTACCGCCATGGAGTCTAATATACCCGCCATTCTGATTTTCTGCATAACAGGTGAATTTTCCAGATGTTGCTAATGTATTACCGTATCCTGTCACTGAATTATAAGTGTCATTTTTTACATAAAGAGCATAACCATTAGTGGTTAAGTTATTAAAGCTAAAGTCGAACTGCTTCACGCCCGCAAAATGGGCGTAACCATTACCACTATTACCAATAGCGGTTCCTTTTTTTATTTCCGCTAACACCAAAGATGGCTGATTCGAGCCCTCGCTTCGTATTAGATGATTGTAATCAGCAAATAATTCTAACGAATCCTCAAAACCAATACTGCCACCAAGTAAAGGCGTTTCATAATCTGTAAATTTATTATGATGCACTTTAATTTCAAGCATATCTAACACTTGATGTTTTTGATCTTTATCTAAAGGATTAGGACTAATTGCTAATCCATAAGTTTCCTTGAGGCTGGCATTCCCTTTATTATCCAAATTGTTCGCTATTTCAACATTGCTGCAACCCTCTAAATAATACCCTTTCTTGTGCCCTGAAAAAGTTCGATTCCACATAACAGAACCGTCATAGGTGGCTTGTCCAATATAAATACCTAGCACATCTTTTTCAGAAGACGCACCAAAACGCTCGTCTTTAATAATCGATGAATTATCTGAAACATAAAAACTTATATTCAAAAAATCAACAAGATACGAGGCACCAATATCAATGGCATCATTACCATATAACGCAATACCTTTAACACCAGCCACTTGAAAACCACCACCTGTATTAAATTTTCCCGCCTCTACATATCCACTTCTATAGAGTTTATTATTTGACAGTGTTAATTTTGTCGAATATTCATGAGGTTCCAAACGAACATTCGAACCTTTATACTCTGGATACGGCAGAACGCATCCAAGAAAAGAGCAAGCACCTCCACCAATATTATCAAATTCACATTCATCAAGCGTTAAATTATCAAAACCAACAAAACAACCTATTTGACGGCGCACTTCAACAACTGATAGATTTTTAAATTTGCATCGCTTAAGTTTTACATTTGTAAATTTTTTAACTGGATAAGTAGAAAGAGTATGCCCATGCACCCCACAAATAAAATTATCTCCAGTCATAAGTGGTTCATCTAGTGAACTTCTATATTTATCAGTAAACCCGAATTCACTATCTTTATATATGGAAAAACTAGGGATATTTAATCTATCTACAGTAACTAATCCAACATTTGAATAATTGACAATTTTCACTCTATTAACTGTCGATAAAAAGCCATTCATTCGTTGGACTTTATCATTTTCATTACCGTGACCTGTAATCCACCATGCGCGAACATCAATTACATTTCGATTAAAAAATTTATAATTAAGTAAAAAGACATCACCTTTATTTGTTTTTATAATTTTATTATTTAAATCAATATCCTCAACAATAGCATTTTTAGGATTTGCTACTGGATATAAAGCACCATTAATTTCATAAAGATCATGCCCTAATTTAATTGAACTACCAACCTTAACACCAAGTAAAATGGAGAATCCCAACTGCTTTAAGTTATGATAATTTATATATGGTTTCCATAATTCTTCTTTTTCATCATCTAAAAATGATTCACCTGTTGTAAATGGTAATTTTTTCGCATTAGGTAAGTATGAAATAACGACATCATTATCGTTATAATTAAAAAATTTTAAAGCATCATTAACACTAACATTTAAATTTGGTTGCCATTCTAAATACACTCCATCTGTATACACTTCCGTAATGGTATTTGTATAATTATTAATAGAACTTTTAGAACGCACATCCGCCACACTACCATCTTCAAACACCTGCGCAATCTTGCACACAAAATGGTTCACACCTTGAGCATCGGTGTAATCGTCTTTTTCTTCTGCGGCTACAACAAAGGTAAATTTTGTTTGCCATTCGCCTGTTGGCGAACCTTCGCGGAATGCATCAACATAAATAAATGCGGGTTTTTCTGGTACCTGAAGGATGCGATCAAAATCAAGGCTAATGCGATGGCCGGACACATAACCCGCACCCGCTTTAATGCTATAAGCACTCGATTGTGGTGTAACAATAAAACCATCATCAATAAACCAATCTTTGCCGTTCTGGTCGATGATCGCTTGCGCGGTGTCGTTATCCATTTTTGACATGCGCTTGTGAGCATCATATTGCCAACTGGATGGATCAACGGTGATATTGGTTGTTTCGCTAATACCTTTATATTCCAGCACGAAAGAACGCACCAAAGTATTGCCCGTGATGCCCGGTGCATCTACGGTTTTATCGACTGGTGGCGGAAAGTTGATGGCAACAAGCACATTGTGTTCAGAACAAAATAAACCCGACCAGTTAAACGAGAACGGACCAACATTACTGGCCAGCGTAGTAGAATAAATCACGGAGTTTTCAGTTAAGCGGCCTTGCTCATGTACAGCAGATTCATGCACCACATGTTCAACCGGCACAACATCATCACGGTCAGGAAACGCGGGGCGATTAGGTACATTGGCAAAAATAAACTTATCGATCACCAATACTTTATTTTCAGCCTGCATTTGGGCAATTAACGCCTCACCTGCTTTGGTAGTAATAACGGTTGCTGTATTGCTCATTGTTTCATCCTTGACTATGCGCGGCTGGTTGCCACTACGCATTCAAAATCCATATCCATTGTGTTTGGGCTTGGTAGCACCATCACTTCAAGTTTTGTTGTTGCAACGGCAATCTGCTGATCACCATCTAATAAATTAGGGTTAGCCATAATCGGCATATCTAAATACGTGGTGTATTGGTAGCGGCGGCAGGTTCGTCCATACTGCCGACACATTTCATCCAATAAACCCGGAATGCTACTTAAATCACCATCACGGATTTTTAAGCTAATCACATCCCAATCAACATGGCTTAAACGTTCATCAAGAGTGATGTGCGCAAATCCCAATTTTTCAAACATATCATGCCAGCCAGCCACCGACCCCGCACCACTGGCGAACTGGTAAGCAAACGCCACACGAATGCGGTAAATGGTTTCTGGCTCTGTTGCTAACCGTTGAACATCACGTTGCCATGCCAATAAATCAACAATGCCAATCGGTGCCGTCATTGGGTCTAATTGCTTTAATGGCAATTCCAATACCGTTTTAACCCGTTGCCAATAACTATGAAAAACTAACGCTAACTTTGCCAGCTCACCACGGCCCATCCAAAACGGTAGCTTTAATTTAGGCAGTTGCATCGATCACCCCAAGGGTTTTAATGCGGGGCACATTCATGCCAGTAACAAAATCACGGTTATTAAATTCTAATGATTCAATGCCGCTAAATTGGCGGTGTAACTCTTGACCGAGGCGCGAAAAACTAAATCGGGTAGCAGGTTCAGTGCGAGTGGCGTTGTAATCGGTATTTTCACGAAACGCGGTACCAATAAATAATTCCACTTGTTCAATTAATGTTTGGCGTTCTTCAGCAGTTAATGACGGGAACGGGTACAAGCTGCAACTAATATCAATTTCGGTGTTTGGCATTGCCATTACTAACAAATCATCACCGTGGCCATGTTGCCCTTGGTTTTTAATGTAAGTATTAAGATCATCAATCATGGCTTGGGAAGGTTCGCCCGTGTCTAACAAAATAAAGGCATTGGCGGTACCCGCCCCACGTGGTGCATTATGTTCAAAATAAACATTGTCGTTATTGATACCTGCGCGGGCGGTGAGCAAAGCACGATAAGCCGCATCAATATGCCATTTAGCGACGCTGGTAAATTGATTACGAATCCGCAAGCGTAGATCATCGTTAGATTCAGCATCAGCACCCGCAGATGTTAACCAATTCGCTTCATTACTTACCGATGCAATGCCGGGAATAGCTTTGCTTACAACATGGTAATAACCTGCACCTAAGTTAAATGCTGCCCCGCAATCCTCTGCGGTTACATCGGCCATCACCGTGAGGTCATTTTCTGCCAATGTGGTATCAGCTATAACTTTAACCCGGTAAACGGTACCATTAATCGGTTCGGTTTGAATCCATGTCGCGGCAGGGATAACAATCGCGGGCCCTTTGCTGGCACTGCGAGCAAACACCACCACACCACTGGCGCGGCTGGCAGGTTTACGCTTTACGTTATATTGCCATGCCCACAAATCTAACCACTGGTCAACGGCAGTCGCAACAAACATGTTTGGTAGCACATAACCAACTAATAATGTTGTTACCAGCCATACTGTTGGCTTTACCACTAAATGTTCAATCAATCGCCAGAATGGTGAAAAGCGGCTATCGTTGGCAATCATTGAACCTTGTTTGTCGGCTTCTTCTTTGAGTGCCTTTTTCCAACTGGCTTCATCTAACGGCACCCCTGCATCTTTTGCCATTTTGGTAAAATCAGGCTTAGGGATATTATTCATCTTTGACCTCAATCACTGAAAACGACACATCACCAAAATCGGTGGTTTGAGCAAAAATATATAAACTGCCATTGCGGGGTTCTTCAATACGCACGGTTCCCGGCACCAAGCGCACATCTTCTTCGACCAATAATTCTATTTGGGTGCGAATATCGGCTTTTTTAGATTGGCTGCGTTCTGCAATCATCATTACCGCCAATTGGCTTTCAAGAATGGCGTGTTTAATATCTTGAGCAATAACCGCGCGGTCTTGAATCACTTCAGGGTTGTGACCTGCATCTAAAACAAGATCACCATTAACTATCAATAAATCCTGGTACTTCATTATCCCGCCACCATTTCCATTTCAGAGGCAAAATCTTGCGGTGAATTCATTTGGCTAACGTTCATATTAATCGGGCCATAACTGGTTGAAGCCGATGTATAAGACGCAATATTTCGTGCTGCACCGCCTTGGGGAATGCTGGCTCGTGGGGTTGCTTGCTGGACTGATTTAGATTTGCCCGTTTCATCATCGCCACCCATGCCGGGGATTAATGACATAACCGACTTAGCCATGTCCCACACTTTGCCAAATTGTTCCGTTATCCAACCAAACACAGCACCAAACACACCGCGCAGTTTTTCAGCCACCGCAAATAAGCCGTTAAAGCCGCTAGTATCAGTAAAGCCACTCATTACCCATTGCCACCCGCCTTTGACTAACTCAAACGCGGCCATAAATGGGGCAGTCATTAATGTGATGGCACCTTCTAAGATTTGAAACCATGTGGTATCACCAAAGCTGGCTTTTAGATCATTCCAGTAATAAACCAGAGCACCAATTGCAGCGATGGCCGCCACAACGGCAGCAACAATCAAAATAATCGGGTTCGCAACAATCATCATGTAAACACCAAACAAAGCCGTTCTTAATGCCACTAATCCGCTAGTAAGTAAGGCATTCATAACTGACCAAGTTTTAACTATCATCATGTAACTAACCACTGCTTGTTTGCCTAAGCCAAGCATTAAAGTAAACATACCGCCTGCCGCCACTAAACCTAAAAAAGCAACGGCAGTAAAACCCAGATACTTAGTGATATTTGGTAAAATACGAGTCCAAGTAATCACCGCATTTGCACCATTTGCCATACTTTCAACGACAGGTAAAATAGCGGGCAACAATACTTGTCCAAACGCAACACGAACCGCAAACAATCCATTCTCTAAGCGTTCCCACTGATCAGTCATTGCACCCGCCATTTGTTCAGCGATTCCAATCCCTTTAACATTACCTAAATCATCAATAGATTTTGCTAAACCATTCGTGTTCTGCATGAGTAATTGCACCATCGCAACCGCTTCTTGCGACCCAAATGCCTTACTCAATTGATCAGCTTCAGCTACTGATATAGTTTCCCCATACTTATCTTTAATTTTATTAAGAATCTCAAATATCGGTAACAAATCACCTTTGCTATCAGTTAATGTCATATTCAACGCTGTTTGGGCTTTTGCCGCACCTGCCAGAAAAGCACGATACTTAGTACCCGCCTCACTGCCACTCATTGTTGCTTGCAATGTACCTAAAATAGCCATTTGTTCAGTCATACCAACACCAACTGACGTTGCAGACGCACCAACAGAGGTGAATGCCGATGACATTTCACTACCCGTTGTTTTAAACATCTGTACCGCTTTTGCTGTTTGACCACTCAACATATTTACCCAATCAGCTTTACCCATTGCATTAGCTGTATTTTGAAATATGCCGTACATGGTGCCAACATAATTGGTAATTGTTCCCATATCAGCTTTAGTCGCTGCCGCTAATACTGCTGAAGCTCTAGTAAATTCAGATAATTCATTACCCGCTAAACCTGCAATTGCTGATTGAATATCATAAGATGCCGCAACAAATTCAGTTGCTGATTTACCATACTCAACGGCAAAATTTAACGCTGTATCACTCAGTTGTTGCAACTGTTCATTAGCCACACCCAGTGATTTAACTTCACCTAACACTCTATCCATTTCGATTGCGGGCATTAATGCGGCTTGCAAGGCAAAACCAGCCCCAGCAACACCTGCCGCACCCGTAATCATGGTATGCGTTCCATCACGGTAGCTATTACCTAAATCACCGAACTGACGTTGAATATTAGCTATCGGTTTGCTGATTCTGTCTATCAGTCCGACTTGGAACATTAATGATTCAGGTAGGCTCAAAAGTGCATCCTTGCTTTAACGTTTTAACCAAACGCCTTGGCTACTCCATTAGCCGTGGCAATTGCCATATTTTCCCAGTGATTTTTTTCTAACCACACTGCGCGGGCTAAATTGGCATCACTGTCGGTTTCGCTTGGCAGCCACTTGCGCCGCCAAGCCAACATTTTGCCAAAGTCGTTACGATCTAATGCCGTAACCAAGGCATCTATTTTTTTACTTTAATATCTAACGCTGGCGCGAACTCTTGCATTAACACTGCTGCAATTTGTACTACTGCCGAAGGGTTAGTGGCGGCAATTTCACGCACTGCGGGTTTACTTTCTTCAACCGCAGTGTTGAACACAAAGTTATGCGCAGGAGCGACTTTGTTATCTGGCATTAGTTCATTAATGTAATCGTTGTAATCAACTTCTGTTGGTACAAATGACAATGATTCACCGCCAATTGCTAATACAATTTTTTTCTGTTCCATGTTTTAACTCACTTTGTTAATAAGGCCGCTTGTTCTACGTACCATGTTAAATAATCTTGGGCTTGGGCTGCGCATTGCGATAATGCCAGTTTTAGCCGTGGCACATCGTCTGCCGCTGTTTGGGCTGGCGTGGTGCCTGTTAATTTCGGTTTATTACACTGAGTGATTAAACCGGGCTCGGGTAACAAGGTGATCACTTCAACTTGCACCGCATTAATAGGGTTGCTGCAACCGCTTAATAACATCATCAGGCCAAGGCTGCTGATAACACGCCGTTGTTGCCAACGCTTTGCGCAGTGCGGTGGTGGTTTCGTCAAACTTGGCCTCTTGCGTTATGTGTGATTGTTGCCGTTGCTGTAATAACTGGCTCATAGTGCGATTGCGCCTAACTAATTGTTGGATTTGGGCGTGGTTAACTTGATTAACCGTTAACGCCTGATCACGACTTTGTTGTGCCGTTAGCTTTTGCACTTCTAACGCTCGTATTGATAACGCTAAGTACGCCACCAATACCCAAGGCAATAGCACTAATGCTTTTTTAATCCACTGCCATGCAACGGTCATATTCATTATCCCGTCGAGTGACCAAACCTTGTAATTTTTTACCGCCACCATACACCCACCGTTTTAACTGGCCGCAGGCTTGAACATACTCACCTTGTTTAATTAACCGCGCTATTTTGGTAGAGGTGTCATCTTTATTTTTTAAAAATCGCGTACAACCGGTATTAAATACAAATGAAGTAAAGGCATCATGCTGGCCTTGGCTCATGGGGTTATCTTTGGGTGCAATATTAATTAAGCATTGTTCCGCTTGTTCAACATTCACCGCCCAATCTTTTGCCACTTGGGTAATATCAATGGGTCGATTGGGTACTCCGTGAGTATTACCGATGCCATTAGTGACTAAGCCTGCGGGGCATTTGTACGGGTCAAGGCGGCAACCTTCCGCATTGCCCATTAGTGCAAAACCTTCAGGACTGGTTTTTACTGTTGCAACCTTTTCACCTGCAATCACCACTTGGCCCACGGGGATGGTTGATTCAATCGCTACACCACCACCCGCTAGCACACCGATGACCGCGAACACACTGCACACTATCTTTTTAAACTTGTTCATTGAGATAAATCCCTTTTTCTCTGGCAATGCGCTGCATTACTCGCTTATGCCAAACGTTCAATAATAGGGCGATAACCCCCACAGCAATGGACGATATAAAATATAAATCTTCCATTGAGAGTGAACTAATGATCACTCCAAATGCTGAAATTGTGTAAGCAATCCAGCTTGTTAAACGATCCCACCAATCATGCATTAGCTATTCCTTTAGCTGTTGGCACAATACGCAACACTGACAACCCGGCACCGCCAATTGGCGAGCAATGGGAATTATGTCGCCACATTCTTCACATTCTGCCGCACTTTGTTGTTGCGGCTGGCGTGATTTTGCTCGATGGCTGGCCAACGCCATTTCGGTGAATTTTGTTTCCGTTTCACAGCCGTTATCAATAACATCCGCCATTCAGCCCCCTACTGCACTAAGTCGCTGGTTTCGTCATCGCGCAAGTAAGGCACGCCATCTATCCAAACGAATTTTGGGCTAGTAACATCAAATGGCACTTTATGCACTAAGGCACTGCCGCCATTGGCATCAATATCCAGCAAGTCAGATAATTTAAGACGAACACCAAATGCCTCTACTTTGAGTTCTTCTTTATCAATTTTGGCATACCACATGGCATCAAAATCGGGCAAGCCACGCCATGAGCCTGCATTTTTCGCCGCTTTACTGAGTAATTTAAATTGAGCCGTCGCCAACTCAATTTCGCCCGATGCTTCCACGTCACCATCAACAGAACCATCAGGCACACCACCTGTTTTATTAACCGCTGAATTGTCGGTAATGGATAATGTGACCTTTTGCGCTTTTAACTTAATATCACCTAATGTGAAGTGCATGTTCTTACCAGAAATACGCATCGACATAGATTATTTCTCCGTTTCTTTGCTTAAATCCAGCGCGATATTAACCACGATGTATTTCGGGCAATTGTGAGGTCGCACCATAATGCTGATCACTACTTTGGTTTTGGTTTCCCACACAATTTGCACATCTTCATCACGTGGGGTCATGATTTCACCGGGGAAGGTGATGCCGCCAATTTCAGTGGTGAATGCCATATCAAACAAAACTTTGCGGAAAAAACTGCGGTTTAGTTCAATGCTTGGTGGGGTTGAATTCAGAATCCGATCACCAATACGGCTAATAGCCTTGAAACGCACCCGTCGATTGGCTTTGTGTACCGGACGGACATATTCCAAAAACTGATAATCACCCGTCTTGGTTTCCAACGTCATGGCATCAGACCAATACACACCTTCATAATCTGGATAAGTCTGCGGCACAGAATAACGGGCATTAGCTAAAGTGGTAATGGTGGACATTTCCAACGCTTTGCCTGCACTGTCCGTTGGCATTGCGCCTAATAACAACACCGAACCCGTTGCAACGCGCATCGGTGTATCGGCCACCGTCACTGAGCGATCACATAAACGCCCCGCTAGCACACCAATATTATTACCGTGAAGCATTGGCACTGGCACTACCCAACGGGCAGCAACATCGTTCACTAATCCAAGCATCGCGGTTTCATATTCGGCCCATGTTTGGGCTTTGCTATCAATACCAGGCGTGGCAGCAAGAATAAAAATCCAACGGCCTAACTTACTTGTTAGTGATTCAGCTTTCGTTTGCATTAAATCAAACTGGGCTTTATCTGTGGCTACATCAACCAACACCACGGCTTCAAAGCTGTCTGATTGATTAGCATGGTCGATCGCATCTCCCCAAGAGGAACCATCACCCAAACCATAAATTGCAGCAGTCCAGTTTTGTTTGCCATTCGCTTGCGCAGCAATAACGCTTTTGCCCAAACCATCACCTAACACCACATCATCTAGATTAGTGGTGGCATTAATGCGGGTTACTTGCCCCTGCAATTCTGTTTTAGCGGTTTTACCAATAAACAAAAAGTGCCGTTCAATTTCGGGCGCATTACCCTGCCCTAAGTTGAGGTTATTAACCTCTACCTGCCCAATAGCCATTCCTAGTTCCTTTTATTTGCCTGCTCAATTAATTTAATTAGCTGGCGATTAACGTCCTGTTCTTTGCTACCAAGAATCTTTCGTTCTGGTAACGGAATATCCCATGCAACGGTTGTTGGCTGATTGCTTAACTCACGAATAATTAACCCGGCTTTACCGTGACTAACGGTTTCAATTAAGTAACGCAATGTGGGTTTTTTCTTGCCCTTGCCATTTTTCTTAGCAACGGTATAACCCAACTCACGCAATTTACGGGCTTGGCCTTTACTGCATTGTGCCGAATAATTCGGTGTTCCCCAGCGTTTACGCATTTGGCTAGCAGTCATTTTCTGCGGCTGGCCTGTATGATGCCTTGCTGCAATTCGACCCGTTAAACGGTTACGCCATGTTAGTTCTAAGCGGTTGGCATTTTTGACATAAGGCTCTAACCCTTTGCCTAGCCGCTTTAACATCTTGCCTTTTGTTTTACCTTTGCGTGGTGGTAATGCTTTACCATCAATGTCTTTTTGCTGGCTAATTCTGCGCCTAGCATTCTGGCGTTCCCACCGACCAAGTGATTTGAGTAACCAAATTCGCTTTTTAGGTGGCATGGCCAGTAACGCCATTTTTTCTATCGTTTTTAATCGATCACGTTCATTAAGCTGAATATTCAGGGTCATTACTCACCTCGACATCATCAGCCACATCGATGGGCACTGCTTGCACTCGATACTTTTCACCCCGCCATGTGATCATGCCGTTGGGGTCTGGTATCATTTCGATGGGTTCCATCATTTCCAGCTCAATAGCAACATCGGCTGATTCATGGTTATTCACATCAATGTTGACTTCAGGATCGCCTAATTCTTCATAATTACGTTCACGGTCATAATCCGCCAACCAACAGGCAACCAAAGCAAACAAACAGCGCGGGTCTAACAATTGATGCGGAAAATCTTCAATCGAAACCACCGCGTGATAACGCCATTGAGCTACAACAGTGCCGCCGTTGCCTCTGTCTTCACCATCAACTTGAATCGTTGCCCGTTCTTGCCAAGCGTCAATCTTGTTATCCAATAAATTGCTATTTAAGTGCGATAACAAATAAGCGGTTAAATGTTCTAACTTGGTTTGAGTTGTCATTAAATCAGCCCAACAGTAAAACGGCCCATGCCTAATAATTGGCGAATATCACGGGTTGATTGTGCCCAAAACTGGTGTTGCTGTTCCGGTTCATAGGTTGCCATGTTATTGGCTTCTTTGCGTCTATCTTGCGTTGCAAATTCCGGTAATAAATCACCATGCGCCCGCGCATAAACCGCCCGCGTATAAATCGCGGCTTGCACATCAGTTAAGGTTGGCGGGGAACCCGCAACACATAACCGACTTAACTCAACTTGCACAGCATCGGCAGCAATGGTAATTGCCATCGCCATTGAGTCATTATCAAAAACAGGTGGAATGCGACGAATACGGCGAAAACCATCCGTGGATAAATCAGGCCATCCATTGCCACTAATTTTCGTTGTATCGCTAGTATTGGGCTTGCCACCAAAACTCATCGCATCACCTAAATGGGTAAGGGAAACAAAAGCGTCACTGGTTATTGTTTAGCATTGCTGCTGCACTACCTCGGCTAAGTTCCCTTGGGGGTTGGGAGTCGTTCAGCTATCCGCTAATTTGCGAATCCGCATATCTATTTTTTCTATCAGGGTTCTTACCCCAATATTTTTATTTAATTTGTGCGCCTCAAAAAATAACACTTGGGCGGCTTTTAGTTTTTCAACATCATCTTGCGAACTGGCTAACGGCTTGCCGTTGTTATCTCGAATAAACAGTAAACCGACAAACTTAAACCACTTGGCTGTTATCTTTTCATTCAACCGCCAATCATGGCGAACCATGCTGAAAATTTCTGAACAATACGGCTCAACAGGTTGGCCGTTTTCCGCTTGGCGTTCGCACCACTCCAACATAATGTCAGCAATGAGCGTGGGAAAATTGCGCTTAATACCATCTGGCGTGGGTTGGTCTTGTGCGATACACACCAATCCCCACTTGATCGCTTGGTCAAACGCTTCAACATCAAATAACCACACCACAACATGTGCAAACAAGCCGTTTTTAAATACGTCACCTTCGGCCAAATATCGATCCACATAGGGCTGGTACTTCGGTAACAGTTCATCACGCTTCATAGCAACTTTGTCTTGTATGCGATCAAGCTTTTTCAGACGTTTTAAATCAGTATCAAGCGCAATTAACTGTAAATGTAAGCTGTTTGATGCTGGTGATAACACGCCAGTTTTATACGCACGTTCCACCGTGGAACGAGCATGTTTTATTTCTTTATCTCGACTACACGGGGAACGTCTCATAAATCACCTATATCAAATATTACTCACTGGCTTCCGCTGGCGCTGGATTAGCACCAATATTCACTTTGCCTTCATTAAATCCTGCATAACATTCATGATTACCAACGGCATAACCTTCCCAACGTAAATATGTATTTTCAAACGCTTTGCGATCTTCTACATGTTCCGCTTTACGGTGACGGGTACCTTTTTGGGTATAGATGTGGAGATTAGTTAAAATCGTCACGACCATCCGTTTGCCGGGGAAGAACGGCGGCACAACAGCAGGACGGCCAGCAATAGAAAACGGCAATTGCTGCGCGGCTTTCTTTTCGCTCGGCTTATCTGCATTGTCATAAATTCGGGCACTTTCTTCTGCAACAAGATCGGCACCAACCAACACTGTTAAACCTGGATGATTACGGAATTGCGCAGGAATGTAGTTATTGATTAAATCCGATGCCATGGCATCAAGGGTTTTATAATCGCCACCACCTGCATAATCTAAGTAAACATCAACGTCACAAATCTGGGCAGGGCTTTCAGTTTCAATGATTTTTTGCCAACCAATATTGACATCTTCACCATTGGGGTAGGCTTCAGGATCGGTTGTTGGTGATGCTTTAATACCATTAAAGCCAACGCGTAACATATCTAACGCAAAAGCAATATTGGCTGAGTTGTTTAACAACGTCATAAATTCGCCAGCACTGCCGCTGTTAGCCCACACGCTTAATGTGTCCCATGTGATCGCACAGCACGAATCTGTTTCTGTTAACTTAAAGTTATTACCTGCAACATTGGCTTTTTTATTAAAACGGCCGTCAGCTTTGCGTCCCGTGTGCAGCCCAAGCGCACCCACATCGATAACCTGTCCGACGATCTGATCAACATCAGCAACGGTAATGCGTTTTAGAAAATCTTCTGCATTAAGAATCGCTTGGCGCAGCTTGGTTTCTTTAGGACCAGTAATCGCAAACAAGTTTGCTACAGAATTAATGCCATAGGCTTTTGCTAACGCGCTAGCGTATTCGTTTAAGTTCGCACCCGCAGTTTGATTTAATTGCATAATGCTTCCTTAGCTTAATGAGTTAGCGTCAAAATCAGCACCGCCACTTGGATTTGGGCGTTGGTCTGGATTTTCTTCCAGTAACTTGCTGAATTGTGATGTTAGGCTTTCCTGACCTTGCGCCAGTGTTTTAATTGAGTTCGTTAACTCACTAAACTGTTCCGCAGTAATACCATTAGTTGGTGGTGTTGGTGGTGTTGCTGGCGGTTGTTCCAGTGGTATTGTGGGCGGTTCTTCATCTGGCTTTTTAGCAAAATGTTTTTCTAATAAGCCAGTTAATGCCGTTTGTCCTGTGGCCAGTGCGATCAATGATGATGACAACGCACCAAACTGTTCCTTGTTCATAGCTTCTTCTTCTTTTGGTGGTGTAGCCGATTGCTTACCAAATCCAAACAATCGACGAATTACGCCTTCTTCTTCGTGTAATTCTTCCATCACGAATAATTCAGGCAGCGCATGAATACGACCATTACCATTAGCTGAAAATAATTTAATACGATCAGTGCCAAGGCTCGCGGGTGAATCCGTAATTGCAAGACCTGCCAAATATGGCTTTCCTGTGTTAGCAAAATTGTCTTGTATCTCAATTGAGGTATACACTTTTTGATCTTGCTGATTAAATTCAATCATGGCTTGGTTCGGTGCTAATATCGCAAACAAACGCATGCGCCCGTCTACTTCTTCGGCTTTTACTTCAAGCACATCACCACACGCATACCATCGCCAATGTTCCGGCCAAATTCGTGCTCCATATTCTTTAGGGTTGTATGACTCCGCCATATCCAGCAAATCTTGCCCACTGATAGCGCGACCATCAATAGTGTCGCCTTCCGTGGCGACCCGAATCCATCCGGTTTTTAGCTTCCCTGCCATGCTTCATCCATAAGGTTATTCAAAGAGTTATCAAATCACGGCAAAGAATACGCAATAGCGTAATCATTCGCACCTCTTGATGTTCTACCCTATTCGGATTTTATCAAAAGTAGAAACCAACCGAGCATTCATTAGTCATTTGCGCAATTACTATGCGTATCATTGCGGCATGGCATACTCACCTGAAATTCGTGAAGCGGCCAAACGGCTATATTTACGACGTTGGACACCGGACGAAATTCGGTTAGAACTAGAGCTTCCCAATGCTCGTGTTGTTTATTATTGGGCTGACAAATATTGTTGGCGCGATTTGCTGCGTGAAGAAGAAGTGGATGATGCGATTGCACGACGTATTGTGATGCTGACTGATTTACCTGAAAAATCACCCAATCAGATAAAAGAACTCGGCATGCTGATTGATAAGCATGTGACACTGAAGAAGCAACGCGCCCAATTACAAAAAGCCCCTGCATCAGAAAATAGTGGTGATCACTCGGCCAACACTGAGGAACGTAGCAAACGCAAAGGCAATAAAAAACAAACTGAGAAAAAAGCCAAATCGAAAAAGAATGATGTTAGTCATATAACCGCAGAAGATTTTGCAGAATGGCACGATAGCTTATTTCAGTATCAACATGATATGCGCAACAACTTACATCAGCGTACCCGTAATATTTTAAAATCACGCCAAATCGGTGCGACATATTACTTTGCCGGGGAAGCGTTAGAAAATGCGATATTAACTGGCGACCCACAAATATTTATATCTGCATCACGGGCACAGGCAGAAGTGTTCCGCAGTTACATTATTGCGTTGGGCAAGCAATTCTTAGGCGTAGAACTGAGCGGCAATCCGATTGTATTGAAAACGGCCCATGGTGATGCTGAATTACGTTTTCTATCAACCAACTCAAACACGGCCCAGTCGTACCACGGCCATGTTTACATCGATGAATACTTTTGGATCCCCCAGTTTGAAAAACTCAACAAACTGGCATCGGCGATGGCGACCCATAAAAAATGGCGTAAAACCTATTTTTCAACCCCATCAGCTAAGGGCCATCCGGCGTATGTTTTTTGGACGGGTGATAAATGGAAAGGTGAACGCAAAGACCGCCAGCAAAAAGAGTTCCCGTCATTTGATGAAATGCGCGATGGTGGTCGGTTATGTCCAGATAAACAATGGCGTTACATCGTCACTATTGTTGATGCCGCCAGTGGCGGCTGTGGTTTATTTGATGTTGACGAACTACGCGACGAATACAGTGATGATGATTTTAAAAACTTGTTCATGTGCATTTTCGTTGATGATGCCCAATGTGTATTTAAGTTTGAACAATTAGAAAAATGCGGGGTGGATGCAAGCAGCTGGCGCGACTTTAAACCTAAAAACGTGCGGCCTTTTGCCAATCGTGAAGTTTGGTTGGGTTATGACCCGGCAAGAACGCGGGATAACGCCACCCTAGTTGTGCTGGCACCACCGCAATTTGAAGGCGAAAAATTTAGAGCATTAGAAAAACATCATTGGCGCGGGCTTAACTTTCAACATCATGTTGAACAAATAAAGCAGATCACCAAACGCTACAATGTGACGTTTATCGGTGTCGATGTAACGGGAATCGGTGCAGGGGTATTTGATTTACTCCACAACTTATTCCCGCGTGAAGCGCATGCGATACATTATAGCGTTGAAAGTAAAAATCGACTGGTACTAAAAATGATTGATTTAGTCGAAAGCCAACGCATTTGCTGGGATGCAGAACACAAAGACATTGCCGCCAGCTTTTTATCTATCAAACGTGGAGTAACAGGAAGCACTAACGTTATGACCTTTAAAGCTGATCGCACAGAAACCACAGGCCACGCCGATGCTTTCTTTGCATTATCACATGCGGCAGCAAATGAACCCCTTGATCACAATACGAAAAGGAAATCATCATGGACGACAATATCAACAGTAGCTTAACCACCACCACAAAACCATCCGGCACAATGTTTAGTTTTGATACTGACTGGCAATCAGCAACACCTTTTGATTTATTGCACAGCATTGATGATACGGGCGGTATTTTCTTTGATGATTATAATGATTTTTGGGTGCCACCTTTAGATCGCACCGCACTATTGCAAGTCAGTAAAAGCAATCCGTATCACGGACCAATTATCTTCAGCCGCCGCAATATGGCAGCCGAGCAAATTACATTATCACCATTATTAAAACGGCACGAACTAGAGGCGTTTATTTTTAACTACTGTTTATTTGGTGATGCTGCTTTATTAAAAATCCGTAACCGTTTAAATCAAGTTATCGCATTAGAGTGTTTATCTAGCGTGTGGCTGCGAGTGAAGAAAGACGGTAATTATAAATATCTACAGCGCGATGGTAATCATAAAGACTATGCCAAAAATGACGTTATTTTTATGAAGCAATATGATCCGTATCAGCAGGTTTATGGGGTGCCGGATTATATCGGCGGCTTGCAATCAGCGATGCTCAATACTGACGCGACCCTATTTAGACGCAAGTATTATAAGAACGGTGCCCATTGTGGTTTTATTTTTTATACAAGTGACCCAAGTTTAGACAGCAAAAAAGAAGATGAATTAAAACAAGCGATGCAAGGCAGTAAAGGCGTGGGTAACTTTCGATCACTATTTGTGAATATTCCCAACGGTAACAAAGACAGTATTAAAATTATCCCTGTGGGTGACATTGCCACTAAAGATGATTTTAGCACCATCAAAAGTGTGACTGCTCAAGATATGTTATCGGCCCATCGGTTCCCGGCAGGCTTGGCGGGGATCATTCCAAGTGGCGCGGCCAATTTAGGCGATCCACTCAAAGCCGATGAAACATACAAAAAGAATGAGTCAATTCCGTTAGCACGTAAAGTAATTGAGTTAATCAATACTGATAGCGATGTAAAACCGAATCAATACTTAAATTTAGTTGCATAAACGTGCATTGACAACATCATTTGAATTATAATTAGCCAATCAAATCAAATCAGGGTTATTCAAATGGCGATGCGTGTTAGTTGTAGTCAATGTGGTGAAAAAGCGCGGATAGGGAAAACAAATTGGTTTTCCCGTACATCGGCTGATTTATATTGTTCGTGTACCGACGCTGAGTGTGGCCATACTTTTGTGATGTCACTTGGCTTTAGCCACACGCTGAGCCCATCTGCGAAAAATACTAATGAATTAGTTATGGCGTTAGTAAAGGTAATGTCTCTTGATCAAGCAAAGCAACTTCATAGTCAGCTATCATTAATTTAAATCTTTCCAAAAAGGCAGCATCAAGCTGCCTTTTTTTTTGTTGTTCCATCACCAATCCGATCAAAAACAGCACTTCTTCATCGCAACAAGTTTCTGTGTTTTGTGCCGCTGCATTCAAAATAAATTCCAATGCCCGCCAGTTTAGGTTTTCCATAGCCACTCCATTCAAAAGCACTGTTTAAATATACAGTGGTTCTTAATTTAATACATTATTGTTTTTATAAGTTATTGCTACCATTAGATTAGTGGCGAGTAAAATAACGTCCCTGATCATGCGGGCATAGTACGAGCATCAAAAAATCAAATACGTGACATAGTTCACATACCATCAATGCATAACGTGTATTGGCGGGTTTCTTGCAATGACTAACCATATTTGGCTACTTGAGATTTTTTACTATTATGAAGCGTGTCAATATTAACCCCATCATATTGTTTCTTATAATAAAACGTAAACAAATGAGGATCACTCAAGAAACAATAGCCGAACAATGCAACCACATAAGCATTCGTACTTTGCAACGCATTGAGCAAGGAAAAGCCCAAATTGATTTGCAACAATTACAAGAATATTGTGCGGCAGTAAATACATCGTTATTTGATTTACTGGCGATTCAAGAAAAGGAAAGTCATAGCAATGTTAGTGATGTAGATATTTTGGCAATAGCGAAACTGTTACCACGAACAGTTCGCTATAAATTTTATAAGTTAATGGTTGAAGTGGTGCGAATTAATCGGAAGTAACATGGCCTTTTAATTTTATGGGTTGTTGTGCTGACCATGACAATACCTTTTCAGCAAAGGCAATTAACACTGTAATTTCACCAATACTATTATTTCTGATGATTTTATTACAGGCTTCACTAAGTTCACGTTTATCGATCACGTTTGGTAATTCAAATTCCATACAAACCCCTTTATTTCGTAACTTCAGTAAAATCACCATCAACAACAACTGCTCGGCTTGGGCCTGAAAAACTACCAGCTATATCTCGTTTTTCAACTAAGCATTCAATCGCAATATAAGCCTGCATTCTACCAATCGCCAAACCCTCAAAATAACCCGCATAATGTGGGCGTTCTTTTGCTAATTTTTCCGCCTCTTGCGATTGTTCTTTTAAATCTGCACAAAGTAACTGCAACTGATCAAGAAAAAGCTTATTCATATAACCCCCGATTTAAATTGAATTACACGAAATCAAAGTGGTCCATTATTAAATCCATTGAAACGGCCATATCATCTATTTTTTCATTAACCAACTTTAAGTGATCAACTACCGCTTTCAACAAATCAGGTTCATCCGTTTTAATATCAACTTGTTCAAATATAAAATCAGCAATATTATCTGAGTTCATTTTGGTGGAATCGACAATCGCTTGTAAATCAGAAGCCATTTTATGTAATACATTCATTTCAAGCTTAGTTAATGTAGTCATTACTTATTAATATCCTTAATTCCCTTGCCAATATTGATGTTGGAAGTTTTCCAACGCATCTGTGTTTAACTCTACGTTCTTCAGTGCATCACGTAATTTATCTTTATAGCTTTTTTCAGGTACGGCAGGTTCCGTTGTAGCGGTTTCTTCATAATCCCAACCAGGCCAACCGCTTTCATATTCTTCAACCATAGCTGAAACCCGTAATTGCATACCAATGGCAGTTTTATCTAACCAAATTTGTTTGCCGTCGTTGGTTGTGATCTTATCGCCCCGGGCAATCGCTGCTGCCGTACCCATATCAACACCGTTGTCACTATGTTGAAGATGGTCAAAAACTGTCTGTTTGGTTTCGTCCTGCGAACTATTAACCTCAACCGTACAGTTATTGACAGAACTCCAAGGAACGCGATTGTCATCGCTAACAGCAAGAGCAGAAGCAACAGCACTTTCGCTGCGCTTCTTGCCAATAACCCAACCATCCGCACGCGTAATCATAGTTACTGATTTATTAGTAATACCTTTCAATTTATTCACACATTCGCCATATTTGTTTTCCATCGGCTTGTAAATCAGGCTTAACGCCTGCTCTTTACGTGGACAGAATAAACCGCCCATTGCAGATATAAACATACTCCAGCTTCCCGAATCGGCAGCAATGCGCGCAACTTCGATTGCAGGCTTAGTGGCCTTTAATTCGATGTAAGATTTCACTTCACGCTCATACTTTTGTCCACATGCTTTTGCAGTCGCCATATTTGCTTTTGTTAATTCGTCTTGTTCCATACGACGCAATTCGCGCCACACAGATACAGGTGGACCACCGATTTGCTGAAATTGACGAATACCCCATTCACTAGCCCAACCCGTAACAGATTGCGCAGTGATATTAGCCGAGCCGCCCGCTTCTTCATCTTCTTCAACTTTAAATCCATCGATATTTTTACTAATGTATTTAGCGATGTAACCCGTCGCTGAACCCTTTTCAGGATCAATAGCTTTGTAGTCAAAGCGTGGACTAATACGTTTAGCCGTTTGCTCAATCAATGACATATCAGACAGGGGTGATAACTGGCGAGTATTCTTATCAAAACAACTTGCCCAGTAACTAAAATCAAAGTCAGTCACTCGTAATTCTTCACGACCTTGACGGGTGAAGTAATCAGCAAAAACAAAACGCACGATTTGCTCATGCTCTTGTTTGAAGAAAAACAACATGTGCCAGTGTGGTGTTGCATCGTGGTGCGGTTCGCACACGCGAAAGCCAATAATCGGCACATCAAAGCGATTTAATTTAGCGCGAGCGCGAGCCCAAACCTTGCCCAAGTAGGCACTGGTTTGCTTTGGGTTAGCACCGTCATATTTTTTATTACTGTAGGTTTTGCCATTCTTGCCTTTAATAAAAGCATGATAACGACTAGGTGCCGTCACAGTGAAGAAACCACCGACCAAACCTTGTTCTAGTGCAATATCTTCAAACCCACGCATGCGTGTCATTAATTCATGACGACGTATTTCAGGATTTGAGACTGATGCTTGTACTGCTTCTAATAGCGTAATTTCTTCGCCTGTGATTTCGTTTCTTGCAACCATTTGCGCCAAGGCTTTCTGGTTAGCAAGTTTACGATCACAGTAATCACGTAATGCGATGCGGCTTAAATAAGCTGAAACACCTTTACGAACTTTACCTGCAATAATGCGGCAATGTTCGCAAAAACGTCTATATGCTATTTCTAATTTACGCGCCCACCAATCCTCGCTGATCATGCGGGCCATTTGACCAAGCGCAACAGTTTCAGCAACACGTTGTTGATATTCATCTCTGCTTTCACTTTTTTCCTGTGCAATTGTTTGCGCAGGAACCGCAACCCTAAAACCCCATTGCTTAGGTAACTGCTGCATTTCATCGCGCACTTCTTCAATCGTTGCACCCGCTTCACTACCTGCAATCATTACATTGTGACACTGCGCTGATAGATCAATCGCTAATTTACTGCGCTTAACTTCATTGCGTAGGTTTTCGATATGTATAGGAAATTGCGCCATGGCATTAGTGATCATAGCGTGGTGGTTGCGTAGCCAAATATTAGCACTGCGGCTTTGACCGCTTTTTGCTACATACTTTTCCCAACGGGCAACATATTGCGTATACAAAGACGCTGCCAGATCACTCGGCAGCGTTGCAACTATGTTTTGCGCCCACTTTGAATCATCTCTCCACAGGGCCTTGCGCCCTGCCGATACGATGATTGTTGAGTTTGGTTGTGGTCGGTTGTTGTGCATTATTCTCTATACTTTCTATTTCTAACTGAGACTTTGGCGCGATGGTTTGTTTCTTTAACGACACCAACACAATAAAAACGGGGACGGGTATCGGATTGGTAATTACGACGATACGGTGGTGGTTGGTAAATCATGTTGCCCCCTTATTTGAAATTTCTAGTGATTTCATCGGATAAACCTAGAATGCAAAAACCCGATAGCAACCCGTAAGAATTTGTTTCTGCTGTCGCTTCAAGCTTATAAATAATTTGATGGACAACACTTCGCCCAGTAATAAGCCCATCACACGAAAGTTCATTTTGAGAAAGGAAATCACCAACTCTATAATCACGATCGTCTTTCCTTATCTCGAACCGCTTATCACCACTGATTACAGCATTAAAAAATTCATATTTTGTTTTCACAACATGCCAAACATCTGTTTCTTTTTTATTGTCTGTCATAACGTTGCAAGCTCCTGTATATCGCAAATAAATAAACCGCCTTTCGAGCTGAGTTAATAATGTATCCATACGGCCTCCCAACTTTTGGATGAAAAAAAAGCCCTACTGGATAGGGCAAAACGTGATGGTGCTATTTTTTTACTTAAAATCTTTCAGTGGACGGTGAGCCAGTAGCTTTAATGCATCAGCTAACTCATTAATGGCGCGTTGTACTTTTGCAATCGCAAAATCATCCATTTCGGCTAATTTCATTGAAGGATGTTCTTTCGTTAAACGAGCAGAAAAACAAATAGTTGTCCTAATGTTCACAGGTAAATTATCGTAAATCAGACCTGCACTTGATTGGCTACCAAACAACGCATGAATATTTGCTAATGATTCTTGCGCTGAAGGTGTCGTTGCCTGCTGTTGTGCTTGTGCCATGTTTTGCTATTCCTTATGCCAAACCGGGGATAGGTAAACCGTTCATCACTGCATCTGTACACATCGATATAAAAGGCGTGCTGGCCTGACAACGGTTTTCAACATCATTCATTAATAAAACCAGTTCTCGCATAGCGGCTTGGGCTTTACTAACAATTTCATTTTTCTTTCTGCGGGTTAAACGCTGCACTGTTTCCACTTCAACTAAGTGACGACTAATTTCGCCAGCGTGAGTATTAATGGTCATCGCTGCCATAACGGGTGATTTACCTTCCCCTTTTGACGGCAACCGCACTGCGGTTAAATCCAACTCAAGCAACACGCTATTCACTAAATCACTGTTACCGCTTTGCTTGGTAATAATCACTAAATCACGCACTGTTAGTTGGTGCGGCTGATTGGGATTTAATTTGTTTCGCAACATCTGCGGCTTTAGCTCACACTCAATTGCAATTTGTTCTAAGTTCTCTTGTTCGGCAAAGCGTACTGCTGCGTTATAAAATGCGTCTTGTTTGGGTTGGGGAATCGCATACATTGTGTTCATCCTTGGATATGCAACAATTCAAATTAAGTAAGGCAAGTTGCATTTAGCTAACTCTTCCTTACTTAGTTAGTTAAAAGAGTCAGCAAAAGCTGGTCTATAGTTTTAAGTAAGGCAATTGCAAACATGCCCTATGCCACTTTCATTTCAGCTTCTTTCATGGCGATTTGGTGCATGGCAACCATGTTCACAAGTGGTTGTTCACGCGGGAGTTTTTTAGACTTGATGATGATGTCACCTTTACCAATCTTGTCTTTGATAGTGCCAACCGCCATACCTGTTAACTGTGAATATTGCTGGATAGTGACAAAAGGCACTGGAATTGCTATTTGATAATTCATTATGCTGGTATCCTTATTCGTTATGTTTGTTTCAATCGGCTAACTTCGTTCAGATTACCTACAACCTGACGATATTGACTATGGTAGTTCTAATATGAGTACAACACAAGAAAAAATATCTCCGTTTGAATATAGCGGCGGCAGAAAATTCACTTCTCGCCTATTAAATGTGACAGGTGTCGGCAATTTAGTTGAGCTATCTGACTTACTTAACGTGCCAAGAACGACTATATCGACGTGGCACCGACGAGATATGACAGCTTATGAGATTGCGGTACGCATTTGCCTCGCAACTGGTGCTTCATTGAAATATGTAGTATTGGGTGAAGGGGAACCGTTCGACACAGACGTTAAACCTGTGGACACATCAATCCCGCTAACAAAAGAAGTATTGCAAGATGGTGAGATCACAAAGAGTAATGTGATTAAATTTGATGGGGTATTACTTAATAGCTACAACCTAAATCAAGACACAGTTCGTTTGATTGAACATGATTCAGAATTGATGATGGTAGATACAAACAAGACCAACCCAACATCGGGCAGATATTTAATAAATATAGATGGTTCAATTTCTATTAATCACCTACAACGATTACCGGGCAAGAAATTAGCAATGAGCTTTGGTGAATCAACAATAGAAGTATCTGACGATGATATTAATGTAATTGGCCGCATCGTTATGACGATGGAAAAAGAATAACCTCAACAACATGGATGTAATATGAAAAAAGAATATAGCTGTCATACCTGCAAAGAAGTTGTTCAAAAAGATGCAACTAAATGCCCACATTGCGGAACAAAGCACCCTACATCAAATGGAAAAGGTTGTTTAGGTGTATTGATTTTAAGTGTTGTTATGGGGTTTCTTATACATTCCTGTGCCGACTCAAATAATGACACTACATCATTAAATGCTTTAAATAATACGGCAGAAACCACAACACCTAAATGGTATAAAAATGGTAGCTTGCAAAATGAAAGTGCGCTTGTTTGGCAGCAATCATCACATGCCCAAAAATTATCAACAGCAGCTAATATTTATGCCGCGCGATGGTTGGATAAAACATTATCACCAAATTTAATGAGCCAAATAAAATCCATTGATGATTTAAAGCCATTCGCAGAGAAACTTGTAATAGAACTAGATTCAGCGTTTAAACCAGCATCAACCGAAAAAGAAAACAAAATGATATTTGCAAATCAAAAAGTATCAGAAGCGGCTGTATTAATATTGATGATGAATAATCAACTTATTACGAATACCCTTAAAAAATAATGGTTGTCACTTATATTGGTTAATTATGTCTATACGCAATTTAAAAGACGGCAGCAAAAAACCATGGCTTTGTGAGTGTTACCCCACAGGCCGTAATGGTAAGCGCATTCGTAAAAAGTTCGCCACAAAAGGTGAAGCAGCTACGTTTGAACGCTTTACCATGAAAGAAGTGGACGATAAACCATGGCTTGGTGATAAAGAAGATAACCGGCGCTTGTTAGATTTGATTTATCTTTGGCATCGCCGCCACGGTTCAACATTAGTGCATGAACAATACACATTACGAAAATTAGAAACAATGGGCCATGGGATGGGTAATCCTTTAGCCGTCAAATTTACTGCACAACATTTTACTAAATTTCGTGAACAACGTATGACGGGTGAAATTGCAGACATGAATGGTAGAAAAGTTGCCATCAGCAAGAGAACCTGCAATAACGAGCTGTCATTGTTGTATGCTGTTTTTACTGAATTAGCGAGAATGGGCGAATGGAAATACCCGCACCCCTTGATCACTGTTCGTCATTTTAAATTACATGAACAAGAAATGGCGTATTTAACAATAGAACAAATTCGCTATTTATTAGCTGAAGCATCTAAACGTGAAAACCCACACTTGGTGCCCATCATTAAAGTATGCCTTGCAACCGGTGCCCGATTTCGTGAAGCCGAGCAATTAACAACATCGCAATTGAACCGGTATAAAATCACTTACACAAAAACCAAGGGTAAGAAAAACCGCACGATTCCGATCAGCAAAGAATTGCACGACGAAATTTATCAGCCCACTTCAGGTCGTTTATTTAGCAATTGCTATTCGTCTATGTTCCGATTGGTGACGGCATGTTTCCCAGATTTACCCGACGGCCAAGCAAGCCACGTTATGCGCCATACTTTTGCCAGTCATTTTATGATGAACGGTGGTAATATTTTGGTATTGCAGCGAATACTTGGGCATAGTGATATTAAACATACAATGCGCTATAGCCACTTTGCACCGGATCACTTTGACGATGCTCTATCTAAAAATCCATTGATTGGGTTGTGA